TTTATGTGTTAGGGACGGCTAGTTGTTTTGTTAACACCGGTATTCATTCCTAGTGGAATCTACAGAATGCTAAATTAGGGAGTCTGCCGCTACCAGACCAACACATTATTCACTCTTATAGTTGTCCATGTGTTATGGCGCTTGCACGGATTCCATCTGTATTTAAAGCCCTAGGGAACTTATTCGAGGGCTATCAGCAAACCACATCCCATGTGAGGATGCTGAATTCTTTTATTTCTTAGCTTTAGCCGCAGCCTTCTTCACGACAGGCTTAGCTTCTTGAACAGGAGTTTCTACTGTTGTTTCAACAACTACTTCCTGTTCTGCTTCAATTGTAGCTGCTTCCGCTACATCTGTCAACTGCTTTTCTACAATAGACATCATAAATACATACTTTCTATCGAAGATAAATGTTACACGAAGCAATGTGCTAACAATACTACGAACATCATCTTCTGTCAAATCTTTTGCATTGGCTACAACGTAGTCAATCACTTCATGTAACTGAGCAAATCGAACAGTATTACCACCAACACTATAATCGGTGCTAACATTGGTAAACATTTTTCCATTAATTTCTTTCCAGAAATCAGCATATGTTCCATTCTTCACTGCTTCATAAATTGCTGGCAAGAAGCTACTCACGCCATGATAAGTTAAATTCTTCATTGTGTTTCCTGTGTAAATTACATTCTCTATAAAAATAAAAGCCCCGTTACGACGAGGAGAGGTGTGCAGAGGAGGATGCACCATCGTAACGGGGAAGGAGGGAACACATCACTGTGTTTTATTTTAATCGCTATCTTATGGTGATAGCTGGAGGAGAGAAGTAATTAAAATTACTTACTTGAGGGAATGTAATTGAATTTAGTTGCCGTTAGCTACAGGACCAAATTTAACAACTACACCTTCGTATGTTTCTTCTTGTGTATCAGCCATGTCATCGACATCTGATTGTTTAGCTCGTTGAAGCTCCACTTTCTCATTGTGGATAAGAAGCTCAAACCATTTACCACTGAGGTAAACGTGAATCTTAATAGCTGCTCCAACATCACCACGTTCTTCTAACGTAGCGGCAAGCTCTTGTAATTTCTTTAAGGATTGGGGACCGGCTAGTGACAACATAGATTCTAATTTAGCCTTAGAATGCTTACCTTTACTGCCAGTAGGTCTCCCATTTCTATTTCCGCTAACTCCTTTGCGGAACTTGCCTTTGTCATCACGAATTTCGTCTGTCATATTATATTCCTCTTACATCCACTAATGTATCATTGACTTCTTGATTTGTCAAGAGATATTTAATTTAATTATCAAAATATGAATAATAGAAGTCAGAATGACTCTCAGAATGTAACGATGGGCTTGCTCCTTCAGAGCAATTTTCTAATGTAAACGTAGGAGAGTATTGCTTTTCTTTTGATGCGTTGATACAGCTATTACAAAGCCCTACAAGCTCATCTGAATTGGGGTATGTACGTTTCTGTTCGCCTGTATCTAATAAGCGATTACAAGCCATACAGCGGCTTATAAAGCCTGTGATTGATCTGTTTGTCATATTGTTATCCTTCTTGTAGTTGGTCGTAGGCGTGGAATCAAACCACATTTGGGTCATGCTGATCAGTTCACAACCGACATCGTGTCAGACCTACGAGTATTATTTAATCAAACCGACTAATGTCGGGGGACGTCAGTCCCATTTCACATTCCAAATTTTACTTTAAAATAACTACCACACTGATTACGATAATGCAAATTAAGCACTTCACGCAATTGTTCATAATTGAGAGAACATACACGAGCAATCATTTCGTTATGTTCAATTCCCCAATTATGTTCATTGTATCGTTGATATGATGGATGTGTCAACAACATTCTAATTTTATTTGCAAGCTTACGAATCTGTGTCTTGCTTAGCTTTTTAACGTCCATTGGTATTCCTTATTTACTATATGAACATATAGTACACCATATCCGCTATTTGTCAATAGCTAATTTGAAATTATTTTTATTCTTTTGACCATTCATAATATTTGATTACTTCAAACTTAACGAATTTTCTCCATAAGTAATTTTCACAGATATCTTTAACGTACTCTAGTGCTTCATCTTCGTTAGTGAACCCACTGTAATTGTTGCGGGACAAGTCGCAACCATCAAACTCCACACGAAAATACATTTTAATCATTATTCATCTCCGTAAACTTCTAACATCTTCCGATTGTATTGCTTCACCCAACCATATGTCAGGAAGAAATCTACGAAATAGATGATTGCACTAATCACCACCAGAGGTGGAACGAACAAACCTAATACAAACACTAATGCTCGAAATACAAAATGTGTTTCTTCTCCTACATACCAGCAGTGTAAGCCTACCACGCCGAATAGAAACCCTAATACATACGCTACACCAGTAGACTTCTTGTTCAATTCGTATAAAGCTAATTGTTTTGTGTTCATTATTCTCTCCTATAACTTCAAGTACTTTTTCATTAAAAGCTTTAATTTACCTAAGTCATCCGATACTAGATCTGACTCAGTGATGCAGTCAAAGTAATCATCTATGTGTGTTTCTACCATAACCAAGAAAGCTCTGGTGTTGTTTCTATGAATTATTTCAGTAACAGGAATGACCTGATATGGGCCAACATAATATCCAGAAATTAGTTTACATATATTGATTGGGATGTTAACTTCAAAAGAAGTAATATCCCAATTGTCAGGGCCAAACGGCATAGCTAACGTCTTACTCTTATACATTTAAACCTCCTATAATCAATTCTAAGCCACTTTAGAAATCATTGTGTCTCAATGTATCAATTAATATCTAAAATGGCTCTCCGTGTGTCCTATGAGCTAATATTAAGCTATGTTTGTGTTGTTGTCAAGAACTATTTTACTTCAACAATACAATTATCTGCATTACCCATAACTTGAGCAAATGCTCTTGTCATAACCTCAACAGCTTCATCTTTCAATGATTCTCGAATAACAATGCTGTCATGCACAGGTAATACGAATTCTCCTTTAAATGTGAAATGCTCAATCACAATGTCCATGATACGAGAATCTAGGTTTTGTAAATCTAATCCACATCCAGTAAAAGCATACTCCCTCATATAAGGGTTATGGTCAAGTAGTTTATTACACAAATACTTCAACTCTAAAAACTCTGGGACTAACTTAGCATCTTTCCAATAACTAACAAGACTAACTTCGTTGCCGTTATCATCAACGTGTGTCATCTTATTAAGTTCATTATTCACTGCCTTCATAGCAGAGTACATGTCTTTTGCATTAAACACACATAACACAATAAGCTTGCAGATAGTTCTTAGAGCTTTACTGGTATACCCGTCTACATCTAAACCATATGGGTCATGGTTCAGTGGAATATGCGTACCAACAATTGTTGCAACTAATCGAGGATGTAGAGACTTAAAATCACACTCTACCGTATGTTCATCGTTAAATGTCAACACTTTTCTATTCTCCTTTTCCAACACACAACTGTCTTTACCGACAACATAAGTTCTACCACCTTTGTTGAAAGAACTCTCATTATATACCTTTACCACCTGAACGTCAAATTCTTTTTCACCGGCACGAATATTAAAAGCTTTAGATTTCTTGTTATACTCTTGCAACAATTTACATAGCTTCTGCTGTTCTGATTCAAGACGTTTAGTTGTCAACTTCTTTTCTTTATCTTTAACCCTGATCACATTACCGACAGGGTCTATATCAGATTTAGATTTAATTACCGATCTAAAGTCCTCAATAACTTTCTCAGAGATAATCAACTTACTCTGCTTTACTACAGTTGGTTTCCAGCCAGTGTCGGTGTTCTTTACCCAACCACCTATATAACCTATCTCCGAAACGACATAACCTACGCTGTGCATCCAAGCAAAGAAAGACATGGTGTATTCGTAACTTACTTTACGATCTACCTTCCTTCCGTTGTAGATTAATGGTCTACTAAAATCATTCTCATCTCTGGTGATGATTAAACAATTATCATCAGTCAAAGAGTATTGGACGTTATAGAAGAAGCAATCAACAACATGACGTAGTTTAGTTAGTCTGTTCTCAGTTAATTTAATAGCAGAGAAAGACTTTAGATAGAGAATATATTCATCATAATACTTACTACTAACTTTACTCAATAATTTACTAATCTTATAATCTATCCAATACACATAATACCTCACATCTCCATTAAGACGGACAAAAATAAAGAAACCCAATAACCACGCTGGATACAGAGCAGTTTTGTATGTGTTGAAAGTCACATTACGTTAAATGGGACGAGTCCAAATCCTAACAGAAATCTCCCAATCTGCACCCAAGGCATGTAACAAATCAAACAGCTTATCAAACGTCACAGAATCAGTTTTAAGCCATTGATTAACAGACTGCCTACTAACACCCAACTCTTTAGCAAAAACTGACAGAGAAGTTTCTGTGCTTTCTAATTTATACAGAATTAATTTCTGTACTTCTTCTTTAGTCGTAATTGTTTTATTCATAACACCTCCTACTCCATAAGTATAACACGAACCTGTATGTTGTCAAGTAATTACCTACTAACACAAGACCAAAACGCAAATCTCTAAAATTGCGTTTACCTCAACAACTATACACATTACACTGGATAACTAATGTTGTCAACCTATTTCTCATTTGACAAATTCCACAAATACCTATTGACAACCAATCAACAACGCTGTAATCTGTGCAGACATTAACACATATGAGGAGAAAATTAATGTTTAAATCAATTGTTTCGTGGTGGAAAAATCAATTCCTTGCTGAAGGGGAGAATCAGATTAAATATCAGGAAGATGTGAGTGTTAAAGCTGCACTACCAGATTTACCTGAGAATGTACTAACTAAATCTCAATATTTATGTAGTAGTCTCAAAGGTGAGGAATTTTATTTACGCATTAAACTAGGTGTGGATACTTTCAGTCTATATGGTAACAATAATGAATTACTTGATAGACAACTTAATGTCCCAGTAGCTACACTGCTGAGAGTAATCAAGCAAGCTTTTGACGATGGCGGTATTTACTTTCCAACAAGAGATCTGGAAACTAGAACAGTCACTGCAAAGTACAGATCGAAACGGTTGTTAGATTTGGTGTTTAGTGAAGAATCCCAGTGCCTGCGTTTCAGTAATGACTTAGTGTATACAAACTGTCCTGTTCGATTTCCAGAAAGTTTGAATTTCTTAACGCAAGACGAACATTTCTGGATTAGTCAGTATTTCCACTATCGTCTGAGAACCTTATGTGAAGAAAATGAAGAAAAACGTCGAGCAGCAACAGAGTTAGAACTACAGGAGTTATTAAAATGATCAAAATTGATGAAGACATCTTAGCGACAATTGAGAGTATTGCTGAGAATACGATTGGTTACGAAGTGTATCTTGGGGGCGGTCTTTGCCGCGATGTGTATCTTGGTGTAAAACCAAAGGACATTGATTTATTCTTTGTCCCAGTTGAGAATGCACCTCAATACTTGTTATATGACACACATCGTAACTTACAGTATAGTTATCGAATGGAAACAAATGAGACACAATCTCTGTATCAACGAGGTGTTGAACAACTGATCGGCTTCAAAACTCCATCGTTAGTGGTTCCTGAGCTTCAGTTTATCGTGTATGGGACAACGTTGACAGCAGAAGAACTCACTGAAGACATGGATATTGGTATTTGTCAAATCATGTATCACATTTTCTCTGGTAAATTCTACGTATCTGAGAATTTTAAGAAAGATGTTGCAGCTAAAGAGATCCGCTGTTATCATAAGTACGACAAATACCGCATGATTGAACGATTTGACAGAATGCAACGTAAGTTTCCAGACTTTAAGTGTGTTGGTAAACCTACGGTTGGGTTTAATGACTTCATCGAATCACCAATCGAAGTTATCAGCAGTGTTTATCGTAAGATTAAACCGCGTAAAGTTAGTTGTAGTAGTGGATACTGACGTAATCCACATTTAAACGCTCTAGGAACGATTATAAGCGATTATTTTATTTATGGCTACGTATGTATGACTTTATGAATATAATTGATTGTAGGCGTTTATAGGGCGGTTATAATTGATTTTAACAGGAGGATTGAGGTAATGAGTAAACAGATGGTTCGAGTAGAGCTGACAACACTTCAAACAGAGGGCAATGTTCCGGATTTAATTCTTGAACTGCAAGAGTTAGTTACACAGTACGGTAACACATTGGACTACGAGGTTGAAACACGGTATTCTTGGGGTGATGAGTATAAAGAATTTGTAGTTTATCACAACAGAGAAGAAACTGATGAAGAATATCAAGGGAGACTGGGGAGAGAAGCGTATTATGTTAAAATGCTAGAAGAAAAAGAGAAAGCCGAGTATGAACGCTTGACTATTAAATTTAAGAAACCAAGTTTTTGAGGGGGATGAGAATGAAACCAATTAATCGTAAATTTACCCCAGAAGTAGGTATGGCTTTAGCAACTAAAGATGGTCAGCGTTGTGGGAATGCTTTTATTATTAAAGAAGAAGATGAGAATTACGGTGGTGTAGAAACATTCCACTTGTTCCATGTGTTAACTGATTTCGGCAATGTAATGCGACTGACTGAGAACGAAGTCATTGAATTATTTGATATTGCTGATTGGTGGTGCAAGGAAGTAACATTTACAGGTTTCTCTACTATACCTAACCCTAAATGTCCTGTAGCGAGAATTAAACGTCAGATGGAATTACTGACAGAACTATTGGAGGAATTAGAATGAAATACAGAGTGCTGAAGGTAGGAGAACAGAATTATGTTCCTCAGTATAAAAGTTGGTGGACATTTGGCTGGAGAAGCTTTAAAGAAGATTGGGGATATGGTACTAAACCGTTTTCGTTCTTCACGGAAGATTACGCAATCGAATATTGCCAGAAGAAAGTTAAAGAGCCTGAGAAAGTTGTATGGGAATCAGACAAAGAAGAAAAGAAAGTTATCAAAGCAGGATTATTGTAATTATTTTGGAATAGAATAAGGAGCCTAACATGCAAGACAACATTTATTCCTACGACAATCACAACGGATTTGACCTTGTTGTAGAAGTTGTAGGTAACTACGAAGAAACAGCTTATGTCGGGTATGTGTATTATAAGAATAATCTTAAATACAAGACACCAATACGTTGGAATGGAGAGCGTTGTAGACAAGAGATTATCGATGATCTGGAAGCATATCTGGATAATTTCGGATGCATAAGTCTTGACAAATAGAAAATTAGTGGTAATATTGAATGATGATTAACTATTGAGGAGAGAAATGATGAAAGATTTACTTATTATCGTTACACTGGCTATTGTACAAGGGATGGCAATAAAACTGGGTTGGTATTTTGTTGCCGGAATGGTAGTCGGTGCGGCGTACTTTCTTGGGGCTGAATTTGGGGAGAAATGTTAATGACAACAAACAATTATGAATTATTAGCAGACACATCATTAGGTATCTTATTACCGAAGATGGTGCAGCAGATTATGGGTGAAGGTATCCCTGAAGAAATGGCTACTGAGTTTATGAACTGGTCTATTGCTACTTGTGGTATTCGTGATGCTTATGTTGCAGGGTTTACTAAAGAGTTCAACGAAGATGAAATTCAAGATATTGTAAACTATCAACAGAAGTACTTACAACGTATCTTAGCATTAGATGGTGTCTTGACAGAGAACTTACTGTCCCAGATTGATCCTAAGCAACTGGAAGTTAAATTAACAGAGTTGTGGGAGAAATACAATGTTCTATGAATATCAAACAGATTCATTTATTCTTGCTGTAGAAAAATGGCTTGAGCAATTTCGTGGAAATAATCCTGTGGATGATAATTTGTTAACACAAATTGACCCAGATTATTTAGCTTATGTTCATTTATCAAGACAATATGAATCAGTGTTGCGAGCTAAGACAAAACCAAATAAAGTTTTGTTATCTGATTTTGAATTAGAAACGTTACAGGAGTTTTTATGATGTGGTTAAATCATCTACGTTTTACTTTATGTGTTTTATTGGTGTTATTTGTATACGTACCTGCTGGGCTACTTATTAAGTTGATTCTGTGGAGTGACAGAGAATCAATTATCACCTACGCAAAACATTTGGTATCAGAAATGAAAGAAGATATTTATTTCAAATAAGGAGTAGTTGAATGACTTTAGAGCATAGCACGAATGCTAAACAACGTGTTCGTCGTACACGTAAATCCAAAGATGATGTTCGTGCAGACCGAGTGAATGAGGGTAATCGTCAGATTAAGGAAAAGTTCTTGGAAGAACGTAAACAAGTGAAACCTGTTCAAGCCAAGAACGAATTCCAAAAGAAAGTTCTTCGTGCGTTGGCTACGAAACAAGTCATTGTAATTAGCTCTCCAGCAGGAACCGGTAAAAGTTTACTAAGTGTTGCTACAGCATCTGACGCTTTAATGCAGGGTAAGACAAACAAGCTGTTCCTCGCCCGTCCTGCTGTTGGTATGGGAAATACTTTAGGTTTCCTTAAAGGGGATTTACGTCAGAAGTATGAACCATATCTAATGCCGTTGATTGAGGTTGTTAAAGACCGATACGGTATTGGCGTATATGAATCGGGTTTAAACACAGGAACGATTGAACTACTACCTTTTGAATACCTACGTGGGCGCAATATCTCAGGCTGGGCTGTAGTTGATGAAGTACAAGGGTGTAGTGCTACAGAACTGTATTCAATTCTTACACGTATTACCGAAGACGGTAAGCTGATTCTTCTTGGTGATAAGACACAATCTGATGTGAAAGGTAAAGACGGCCTTACTTGGTTACGTGAATTTGTAGCAAGACACAACCTTTGGGACACAGTAGAGTTCATTGAAGGTGATAGCGAAGATATTGTTCGTTCAGAGTTCGTTAAACGCATTGTGCAGGCTCGTGAGAACGATACAGGTAATTATGCTAATCACTGGGAAGAAGGAGAAACACAATGAGTGATAAACCAAATAAAGATATTGTATACGCTAAACCTTTAGCTTTCGAGTTCACGTATTACCTGTCTGACATCGTGCAAGACTCTCACGAGTACCACGAATTCTTACAGCTTCTTGATACAGCCACAGAGAATGATACAATTCGCATCATTATCAATAACTACGGTGGTGAAGCCGGTACGTGTGTTCAGATTGTGAATACAATTCGTGAATGTAAAGGTCATGTAATTGGTGTTCTCGCTGGCGAGGCATGTAGTGCTGCGGGTATTATCTTCATGGCTTGCCATTCTCAGGAAGTTGGTCAGCATACAATGTTAATGATCCACCAAGCAATTGGAGGAAATTATGGGAAGCTCAGTGATGCACCTTCCCGTATTCAAGCAGAGTTGGCAAGAACTAAGAGTTTATACAACGATGTTTTCGAATTCTTCTTGACGCAGGAAGAAATTGATGCTGTGTTAGAAGGTAAAGACTTTTGGCTGAATGATCCGGAAATTATCAAACGACTTGAAGCTCGTGCTGATAAACTTCAGAAACAACACAAAGATGCTATAGATAAAGCTCAGCAAGACTTCCTAGCCTCAATGGAAGTTGATGAACTACCAGAAGCAATTCTGAAGAAGCTCACTAAGCTTCAATTGATTGCTTATATTCAGGGTGATATTATTGTTGATGTTAAAGAGGATGGTGAGACATTTGAGATTATCGAAATCGAAGATGAAGAACCTCCAAAATTACATTGACAATGAACAATTAGTTTGATAAGATAGCCACCCGCTAACACGGAGTGGCTTTTATTTTATGTGGAGAAAAGTGTATGAAGAATATTGCTGTTGTGTGCAACAACGAGAAGGAATGGAGACTGTTTGTAGATACATTACAGTTCACATTGTCTAAAGATAATCTACGATATAAAACTGTTTCAGAAACAATTGTTGATTTAACAAAGCAAGTGAAATATATTTACATCAATAATCATTGGTCAAGTATTCCTAAGCTACGTGGTAGAGAGTGGTACGGAGTTACGAATCTGGCAGGATATGTTGACGGTGATTTAAATGAGGCTTTAAATAGTATGATCAGAGAGGAGAATAAAATGGCTAAAATTATTGTAATGAATGGTTGTCCGAACTCTGGGAAGGACACAGCAGCAGAGTATGTTGACCTTAAGTATAATGCACAGCATCTTCGATTCAAAGATGGATTATACAAAGTTGCTGCTATGGTGGCAGGAATTACCGAGTTTCAAATGAAGCAATTGGCTACATTCCGACCAACCAAGGAAACACCATCTCATTATTTCTCAGTAGGTGGTGAGTTTGTAAGTCCTCGACAATGGTTAATTCACTGCTCTGAGAATATTGTAAAACCATTATTAGGTAAAGACTTCTTTGGTAAACAATTAGCTCAGTCAATCACATCTGATTTGGTGGTTTGTAGTGATGGGGGCTTCGAGTCAGAAATTATTCCTTTACTGGAAGCTGGACATGATGTATACGTATTCCGTATTGAACGAGAGGGTTATACGTTTGCCGGTGATAGTCGTAACTATCTACCAACATCACCACTGTATAAGACATTCTTAGTGGAGAACAACGGAACACTGGAACAGTTCTTGAATAAAGTGGGAAGTATAGTAGATGATATTGTTGGGATTAGTGGGACAAGCGGAGAATCAAAATGACATTACCTTTATTCATAGCAATTTTCGCAGTGAATTTTGTCTACATCATGCTAAAAGCCATGCAACAGAAAAGCGTAGTAGCTGATAAGAAGTTGTTTATTGTCCCTACGTCTATGGCGATGGCAGCTTGCGAAACGTTCATGGTGGCGACAATAGCGACGATGGTTATTGCTACGCAATCGTATTGGGCTTTTGTTCCCGCTGGTCTTGGTGGCGGTGTAGGATGCTTGATTGGGATGGCTTTGTTCAACAGACTCAATAAGGATACAGAATGAGCTACCACTATACAGACATCGACGATAGACCGCCCATGCGCGTTCCAGATCTACTAGCAGAACGTAACGCATTGTATGTCATCTTATGTAGCTTTCTGTCTCCTAAAGAGATTGAGGAGTGTATACAAGAGGTTTATAAAGGTATTTATACCGGTACATATGATACAAATGAAAAAGCCCGCTAAATGCGGGCTTTGTTTTGTCTAAAATTTATGTTGACACCATATCGAATCACCTGTACACTTGTTTCATCTTATCAGGAAGGAGTAATGAATGACTAAGCAAAAGAAAGAGAAAGTGATTGAGACTGTTGTTGTGACTTTGCAAGATTTCCATCATCCAGATTTTGAATTCCCTTCTCGTTATTGTATCAGGAATGCTATGGGTGAATATGTCTTCTTCAAAACGAGCAAGCGAGATTTAGCTCAACAGCAAGCAGATAAAGATTATGGTACTGGTCGTTATAAAATTCGGGAGGTGTGATGTGAGCGGAGAAACGCCTGTTTTAGTAGAAAGTGGTTTTAGCCGTAAAGCGGAACCACAAAAAGCAAAACATTATTTTATTGCTGATGCACATTTTGGTCACAGTAATATTCACATGAAATTTCGTAAAGAATTTTATTCACAAGAAGAACACAACGAAACGATTCACCAGAATATTCTGAATACTGGGAACAAATGTGATTGTTTGTGGTTATTAGGTGACATCTTCTTTAAGGAGAGCGAACTGTGGCGCTTGAGTGCTTACGCTAAGAAATTCCAGCATGTGTATTACGTGCTTGGAAACCATGATATTAGCTCAGCTTGGCGATATGCTGCACAACACAAGAACGTGAGTATTCACGGTATAGAAAGTCGATGGGGTTTGTGGATCAGCCATGCCCCTATCCATGAATGCGAACTATATCGCGGTATGAATATTCATGGTCATACACACGATAAGAAAGTTGGATTTACTGATAGAGATTACTTTAACACTGTGTACACTGAGGAAGATTTGAATTATTTCTGTGTGTCGTGCGAGCAAGTAGATTATAAGCCAATCAGTCTTGATGAAATTAAGCAGATTAGGGGTTGGAGGTGAACCTCGACAATCAAGCTCGAAAAGCTTATAAGGAATCTGCTTCCAGTGTGATATATTTTATCGTTCTCAGTTCATATCTCTATTACATCCGAGATGAGTCTGTTCTATCTGATGAAGTATTTGATAAACTATGTAAGCTAGTTATTGACAAAAACATCAAGCATAAGCTATTATCACACTTGATTACGGACGATAGGATGTCTGCTGGTAGTTTGTTTGATGTGAAAGCAAATCAGTATCCTGTGTTTATTGTGCGGGATGCTGAAACATTAATTAGGAATAATATTTGGTATGGAGAGAAATTATGAAAAACAGTGTTTACAATCTATGTTGTGCTGTGGTATGCTTAGGTCTTACGTGGTTTTGTTTCGAGCATAACTCAGGTTGGGCTGCTTTGGGTGCAGCATTAGCTTTGTTAAGTTTAGAGAAGGAGTAGTAATGGGTAGTTTTAATATTGATGTATATGATGATTGGTTAACAACAGACGTAGTTGGTCAACTAGCATGGGATGCCATATTCTTACAAGAATGGGCTGAGAGTTTAATTCGACAAGAGAATCCACATCTGAGTGAGGATGATATTACAATTCTGGCTGAACACAGATTAGAGACAGGGTACTACAACCATGTTGATTTCTAATCTAACCATAATTGCATTCTATTTTAGCTGTGCGGTATTTGTCAGTGTTATTGATCACGAGTGGTCAGAGGATGCTGACAATCCAAAAGCATATTGGCGATACTTACTAATCAACTTAGCTACTTGGTGGCTCACCGTGCTGATATTGACTGGAAGATTAATTAGATTTATTAAACGACAAACTAGGAGACACAAATGAACGTATTTTTAAAATTAGATCCAGACCAAGTGGAAGCAATTGTTCGTAATGAGTTAATTGAGATGTATCGTTGTCCTGTAGAGGATGATAAAGTGAAGAAAGCTTTGTATCAAGTGATTAAGTTTTATAGCACAAAAGCTCAATGGGAAGAATTTAAGAAAGATAACGCTTGACAACAATAGCCGTAAAGATTAATATGTCTTTACGGCTTAATTATTTGGGAGAATAGAACTTGAAAAAGATAATTAAATATCATCAGAAGAAAATGGGATATAAAGTAGAACTGTGTAGAAAGGTATACAAGTTAAAAGAAGATATTAAGAAACAATTAGCAAATTTACTAGTTAATAGTCAAGTGAAAGTACCCTCATCTGATAAAGCTTGGTTCTACACAAAGCTTGTAAACATTCGCGGTAAGGTGTGGGTATTTACAAGAAACTCTGAAGCTAAAAAGTGGAAGAAATGGTATCGAGTACAATAGAGGAGAAACGAATGTTATTATTTATTAAAACTTGGTTAATTTGGTGGATTGGTTCAACATTATGGTTCTTGTTTGCTGTAGATATTAACTTAGGTCTATCAGTGGTAGGTGGATTAGCGTTTACCATTCTCGCAGAAATAAATTGCCGTATTTGGGATAAACTTGGGAGATAGTAATGTTACCAATTATTGGAGAGGAATACCACGGATATAAAGTAGTTTACTGGGTTGGTATGGATATGTATGTAGTAGAAAAGGGTGGGAAAGATTATCTTCTAATAGATGAAGATTTATCATTCATTGCTGAAGATAGTCTTTCTGTGAATTTTGCAGAACTAATACGATCAACTATATTTGATGGTTGCTTGTTTGATGGAGGGAGTAATGTTACTGTTTATTAAGAACTACTGGAAAACTATCGCTATCGTGCTATTACTCGTTCTAACGAACGTAGCGACATATCAGCGAACATCCTTGCATGTGAATACAGCTTGGGAATTGAAGTGGTCTGAGGCTCGTGTAGATGCCTTAAAATCGACAATTGAAGAACAGAAGAAAGAACTTGATAAACAAACTCAGTTATTGACACAACAGGAGAAACAGAATGCTAAAGATGAAAAACGTAATCAAGAATTGGCTATTGCCGCTGATAGTGCTAACAAGTCTGTTGGGATGCTCAAGCAACAACTCAAAGATTTGCTCACTAAACGTGGAGCCAGCGAAAGTACCACCTCTGACATTGCAAGGGCAGCAAACGCTGCTACCGACAGACTTATGCTTTCAGTCTTGCTCGCTCACTGTGCAGAACGATACGAACGAATGGCTTTTGAAGCTCAAAGAGCAATCAACTCAGGATTGAGTTGTCAAGAGCAGTATAACTCAGTGAAAGCAATTATTAATGGAGAGAAACAATGAAACCTAAATTCAAAGTAGGTGATAGAGTGAAATGGAAAGATAAACCTTTCCTGTCTAATGGATATGTTCTGAAAGCGATGAATTCAGGACTTGGTGGGTTGTTGTACATCATCAAAACAGATGAGAAAGCTCCAAACGAATATGCTTGGAATACAGACAATCTTATTGCTTGGCCTAATGATATTGAGAAGGAGACTAACTAATGAGTGATTGTTTTGCTGGAGCTGTAAAAGTTGTGATGTCTGATCTGGAAAAGCAACGCATTAAAGAGTTCTTAGAAAAGACAAAAGAACTAACCACATGCGCTTCTATTTGGGAAACTATTCAGACGTACAAACAAGTGAGAGTTTGGTGGACGCTGTGGCTATGTAAAGAAGAATACGTAGATGTAACTGGTGTTCTGAAAGATGAAATCTCTGAATGGTTAGAACCTAGTTACCCTTGGTTTTATCCTGATTTCAGTGATATACCACCAAGTGAGGTGTTTTACATTGGTTATACAGAGAAATGGTACACGTTAAGAAACATTTACCAACTGAGTAAATCCGGTAGCGAGTTATTGTTGACACAACAACAGTCTAATGTTCTTGACTATTGGCGTAAGAATGGTCATAAGGTCAATTAAGGAGTAGATATGTGGTATGTGAAAGATAAAAACACGGGGGCTTACCAACGAGAAGGTATATTATATGCCACCTATCTATGTTTTAGAGATTGTCTAAAGCAGGATGCGTCATTTTATTATTCTATGGAGGCTGCTGAAAGAGCTTTTGTTATTTGTGATGAAACGGAAGAAGACTTTGAGGTAGTATTTGAGCAAGAGGAGGAGTGATTATGTTCGTAAAAGTTAATATGGGTGAAGGTCTGTTTCAAGTAGTAAATGTAACTCATGTAGTCATGTTGAGTAAAGAATCACTTGAGAACTACAGTATATTATTAATTACCGGAGATATTGTTTGGATCAATGAAGATGATTATAATAAAATTTTAAAGATTATTGATGTGGGGGAGTGATTGTGTGCAACTGTGACGGATGTAAACGAGCAAGACAAGGTTTGGGTGGTTATCAACCATGTGCTAAGAACGGTAGAACTTATTCTCTGATAGTGATAGGTAAAGTACCCAATCCTCAATTTGATTGTCTGTGGTACTGGGTACTTGGATATGGTGAAGATTATCCAGTGATTGTTGGTTCTAACACAGTGTACAAATATCTCGATGGTGGAAGATGCGGGACTATGTTGTATAGCGAATGCTACGACATTACATCTCGTGCAGAATTCAAGGAAGCCGCTGGAACACAATATAAAATCTACACTTGGAAAGAACTGATAGGGGAGTGATTATGGATTTATTTATTTTATTTGGGTACATATTCTCAATAATTATAGCGACAGTTTGTTGTTATCATAAGACAGTTTATGTGCAAAAACATCTAGATGTCGGAGAATTATGTGTCTATACAATTCTAACGCTAGTTCCTATATTTAATTTAATAATGGTTCTGATTTATTTAGATACTCAGTTTAATGTGTATAGTAAAATACTTTGGTCAAAGAAGCAGTAAAAATCTACCGAATTATTCAGAAAAACGGTAGGGTGATTCCGGTTAATAATAGTGATTAAATTTTAGGAGGGAAATATGAGTAATACAAAATTTACAAAAGGTCCGTGGGTGTCAGGTAAACCATTTGACCATGCACCATTCTGTGTAGATGCTAAATGTAATTATGATGGTGAATTATTTGAAGTGTGCTCTGTTTGGGGAGTGGATGATGACGCTTCTGGATGTGAACAATCAGAGGCTAATCTTAATCTGATTGTGATGTCTCCAGACCTATACCAACAACTAGAAGAAAGTAATGATTGTATGTTAGCTTTAGCGGATACTTTGTGGGAATGTGGACACAACATTACTGCCCTGAAAGAACAAATCAAACGTAATGAATTTGTATTAGCTAAGGCTAGAGGTGAATAATGTTCAAATGGCTTTTAAATAAACTATTCCCACCATTAACACCGAGGGAGTTACATATTATGAACCAGATAAAAGAATTAAATGATCGTGGTGTTAGAATAGAGATCTCTGAACGTGGCGGTTGGAGGGTTGAGTTCGACAACGAAGAAGCTAAAAAGTGGTACTACGGGGAAGCTTTTGAAAAAGCTAGAGGTATTACTATTAGACCAAGAAAGGAAGGTGAATAAATGAGTGATCTATCTGAAATACACACAGTAGGTATTGATTTATCTTCAGCACAGCAACATTTTCTTAGCAATAAACAATTTGAAGAATTTGCTAAGAAGTGGAACTATGATTTATCCACAGATGAAGAAGGGTTCTACTTGAACAGCCTTACACAAAGATTGTGGGATTGTTGGTCTGAAAGTCGGAGGGTGAATAAATGAATAGAAAAGACTTTCAACAATGGTTAGAACAATTTCCAGAAGACACAGAGATTCATGTAGGAATTCAACAATCGGCACCATCGTATTGTCCTTATGGTGAAGTAGTATATGAGAAGTTCAAAGGAGAGCGATTTGATGATTACGATTACACAGATTTCAATGGGAATACGTGGGTAGGAGAAGAAAGTTATTATTACAATAAACGTATTTTAGAACTCGGAGGGAAAGATTAAATGGCTAACAACAAGTATCAAGAGTCCCATTGGTATGAGGATTACCAAATATGCTTCTATCCTATTGAACAGACATTACGATGTGAGGATACATACAGTCAGCAAGTGATGGTGTGGGATAAATATAGAACAGTTGTGTATGAACGGTATTTCAATACAGATGAAATCTTCTGGAGTGGTGTAGAGACACAAGAGAAGATGTTGGATTATGTTAAGAGGGTTATTGATGGAGGGAATTTATGAAAGACATTATAACCAATATCTTAGTATTCATATATGGAGTGATACTAGCGATTGTGCTGGTTATTTGGCCAGTGGATACTAGACACGCAGTGATTATCAAGATGTATACAGAAGGAAAGATTGTCTGTACAACATTAGCTGATGAGTTTATTTGTAGGGAGGTGGAGAAGGAATGACACAAGAACAAACAGGCACATTTGAAGCAGCTATGAAGAAGCCCCGTTAAGGGGCTTTGTTGTAATCTTCTGGTATACCTAACCTCTTACCAATAGCCTCTGTAGATTGTGCGGGGTAGAGCTTACGGTAGGCTTCTATAGCTTTTTCTACAGGTGTTAATTCTCTAGAGCTTTTCATAGTATGTTTTCTCCATTTTTCTACGATAAAAATCCTTGCAGCCTTAGTGCCCCAAGGGGTCAATTTATTCTCTTTAAACAAATAGACTTCTTTAGTGTATATTGAGTAGGAATAACTCAAATTCAGCATCAGTCAAACTCATTAATTTCCTAAACCTATCTTTTTCATAAGCATGAAAATAAGGAGAAACATAAGGGTCTGGGGATATTCTATTCTCATAAACAATACCTTCTAAACTCTTAGTATTGGGGTCACAGAACACAGGAACATCTTTAGTTTCTACACCACCAAAATAACCTTTATACCAACTCTGTATAGCCACAGCTTTAGTCTTACTATCCTCCCAACCTTTCCATACATTGATAGGATTCCATATAATTCTAACAGAGTGAGGTTTAGTTAACCCTTTACCAGAATATCTCAGTAGTCCCATACCAACCAACTTATTCAAGGTCTTATTAAGGTTAGATTCTTTCACCTTGAACAAAGTACAAAGGTACTCTCTGTCATAAAATCCAACATTGAAGTACACCACTTTAGAACATAGGGTAAGGATAGGGATATACCACTTATCAAGAAACGCTTTATCTAAGTAATACACAACATTGCTATACCTTTTCTCACCATACCTACTGACAATATCTAATAACTCATCAATATCTCTGGCCTCATAGTAGTGCCTAGGGTTGACACAAATATCAGAGTGTGTAGACTTAACTGATTCGTAGAACAAAAGCTCTCCTGTCATCTCATCTACACACCCGTCTTCAAAGTGTATACATTTACGCATCTGATTCTAATAAACCTCCATAAAATAATAGTAGCTTGTAGTATACCACGATTAATATACAAGTCAACACAAATATCTGAGAATCTTCCGTAATTTCCGCATCAAATATCTTGACACTGGGAGTATTTATGCTAAAATTGTGTAATCTATTTAATGTAGAATAGAGGAACTATAAAAAAAAGGGGGAAGTAAATGAGTAGAAAGAGTAAAGGTAAGGTTGGTCCAAAAGGTAATAAACTAACTAGATGTGTTGGTATAAATGATGCAGACTATCCTGTGTTTCTAAGGTTAGGTGATGGTAAAGTTTGGCATTGTCCTATCTACAGACACTGGTCAAATATGCTGACTAGGTGTACTAGTCAAGACGGTAAATATTCATACGAATATGCTGACAATCATAATGAAAGTTATATAGGAGTATCGGTATGTGAGGATTGGTTATCCTTCATGCAGTTCAGAGAATGGGCTTTAACTAAGAACTATTTAGGTAATCATTTAGACAAGGATATAGTTGGAGATGGTACTCATTACTCTCCCGATAATTGTGAGTTTGTACCTAATGTAATAAATATGTGTCTGCACAGTAGAAGCTCCGATAAGACAAACGGAGAGCTTATAGGGGTGTCCAAAAGCAATTGTAAATACCAATCAAGCGTAGCTTGTGAAGGGAAGTACATAGCAAAAATAAAAACTTTTAATACGGAACTAGAAGCCCATCAGTATTACCAAAAACACAAAGCAATTGCCCTACATAGCATAGCTGAGAAGTATCTGTGGTTGGGTGAAATATCCTTGAGAGTGTATGAAAGGTTGAAAGAAAAAGCTCTATTACTTGAGACTGATTTACTTGAAGGTAGGGTAACTAAAACCTTAAGATTTTAAACAATACTCCTGAAACAAGCCTGATAACTATGTCAGGCTTTCTTTTATCTGCTCAAATAAAATATCAACTGTAAAATCAACACCTTAGTTTATAAATTTCTAATCAAAATATCTGCTGGCAAATATCAACATCTCCTGTTAATTTTTATTAACTAAAATATACCTCCTAAAACATACCATACCACCCTTTCTAAAATCAGTTTAGACAAATATCGTTGCTTAACACCTCAGCTACCTCCCAACTAAAACCTCCGAAAGATCTCAAATATCACTGATAATAATTCTCATTTGTACTTCTATTATCATTTGCATTGTAGGAAAATTTCAGATTGAATAAGAATAGTTATTATTTAGATTAGTATTTATATTTACTGAATAATGTACTACTTGGTACATAATAGTATTGTACTAGTCAGTATAGAATTAAAGATATAGTTATGTACTACATTTATGTACTACTTGGTATAGAAGTATTAGGGTAAAGATTAGTTCAGTAATAGTTAGTGTAATAAGCTTTGCTTCGTGTTAGACAAATTACCATTTGTCAACCACTCCCGCAATAACAGTTATTGTACTAATACTTAGTGTAATAACATTTACTGAGATAACCTTTATTGTACTAATACTTGTTACACTAACGCCTCATGCCAGCCTAGCTGTCATTCGTCTAATAAGAATAATTATCATTTGTATTTATACGCTATTCATCATAGCTGAATAGCTAAACATATTGGCCTATATATTGCATAAAACAGAGCTTGCATAAGATTATTTTTATGTAAGAATAACCGCATATCTATGCAAAACACTAAATTATTCCATGTTGTAGGAATAGCTATTCTTAATATAAGCCACCTAGAACAGCCTACAATCGACGCTATAAAAAGAGATACTAGAGCAAGGGATAGCAGTGAATAACGCGTTCTAGCGCTGTAAAGTTTATTGACAGGATAATGTAAAGATAACAGACAAAGAAAAAGCCCCTATTAAGGGGCTTTGTTGTTGATAATGATTCTTACAGGCTGTCAACCTGATTTTTAATCTTATTTCTAATTATTTCCTATACCGTATAACGCTCTGTAAAGCTCTGTATTGCGTTTTATCAATTCTGGCTATATTGGTAGCCTAGAAACAACAAAAGCCCGTATAGGGCTTTGTGTTGCGTCATATTGGATGTTTATACCTTATGCTGGTAAACCGTTGATAAGAACATTAGTTACAACATGACTACCGTTATCTTGTTGTTCTGTGACAATTACAGGGCTTTTAAATAACGGCTTGCATCCGTTAGCTTGTTCAGCAATCTGAAACAGTTTAGATGAAGTAGCAACACCTTTCACGTCTTTACCGTCTTCCGAATAACCATAACCAATGAAAAACGGTTTACCATTAGATACAACGGATACTGCAAAACGTTGTCTATCTGCTTCAGGTTGTTCAATGACTAATTCTTGGTAAGTAGCCCACAAACCAGCGTCTTTCACTTTCTTAGCGGTAGGGTTCACTTTTTTGATGCAGGTATAACCGTATACGCCACCTTTGAAGAAATAGGGAGCTGTTACTTCAGAACCACAGCAAGAACAAACATACGTTTTACCTTTAGCCATTTTATCACCTACCTACCAGACTAGGGTAGCAACAGCGCCACCCTTTTCCATAATTCTAGACTATTGGTTTATCTTGTCAACTACTAATTGCAGCTTTTCTTTCATCTCTTAAGCTGTCCAGAATCTGCCTAGCTGTCGCATCATGACAATAATTGACCATGTAAAGCATATTGACATAGTAATCATGGATCAATTCTTGCAATGTATTGTATACATAATACTGTTTTGCAAATTCACCGTCTACACAATTGATTGCTGTATAACCTTGGTCAGATTCACCAATGTATACCGTCTTTGTGCAATATTCCTCATATGCTACAAAAGATAGTGCTATGCCTTGTGTATTCGTTAACTGTTGCGGTCTTAAAATTCTCATAATCTTTAATCCTTATCGCTATTACGCACTGAATTAGCAATAGCACCAATTAAGAATGCCAGCACTACCGCATAGATGATCATCCCTAAGATGATATAATCGTTTGTTGTCATTGGTTCTATCCCTTAATCATTTAAAGCAATTAAAACGCCAGCCATTACAGCACCACAAAACCAAGTAATTGCAGATTCTACGCTATAGATACCAAACGTACCCAGTGCAACAGATAAAACGATTAATGCGTTGTCGATTTTCATTTTAAAGCCCTTGTTTTGTTAGGAATAGCCAGCATTTTAAAATGCTGGCGTTATGTTGTTTATCTTACAGCCAACAAATAACCGTATTTATTATCAACATCCGTCTGAGCTTTTTCAGCGCTTTCAATCCAGTCAAAACCTTGTGCCGTGTAGAATTCATCTCTTTTGATTCTGAATTGTTGCACTTCTAAGGCGATTTCAATTGATGGATATTGTTTGCGAGCAGTAAAGCTATTTAATTGTGCTGATTTGAATTGCTGGTTTGTCATGCTGTTTTACTCTGTTTTGTTAGGAATAGCCCGCATCTTATAATACGGGCTTTATGCTGTCAACAGGTATTAATTAAATTTCGGCGTTTTGGCTTGCTGTTTTTCCCAAGCCTTATGCAATTCAATCGCATCTTGCAAATCGTAGGTCAAAACAGAATTAATACGTAAACAGTCGGTTACGTGAAAATTTGGGATTTTATCGTGCATCCATAAATCCAACAGTTCAAACCATAAGCCTTTATATTGACCGGCTTTTTTACTGTTGGCGTTATACATTGCGTTTGCTTCTTCACTGACTTTCACTTGTAATTCTGCGTAAATTTCAGCTTGTCTATTAGCGTTCAATTTTGAGAAAAATGCCATAATGTTACCCTTTCACGTTATAGCGGCAATTGTTGCCGCTTTCAGATCCGATTATAGTCTATTGACTAAGCCTGTCAAACTTTATTTTAATTTGATCAAGTCTAACCAAAGATCCGCATTTTTTGCACAAAGTCCACCAATACGCAAAAAGCGCTTGTGATTATCTTGCATTAAACTGAAAAAGCTTTCAGCTTTTTTGATGTCATTGTGGTGTACAACTTGCCAACCCCGACGGTTAGACGGGTTCAAAAATGTAATAGTTGGTGTATCGTTGTTCTTAATGCGGATTCTTGGCTTATTCATGTTTATAACCTTTTCACCTGACTAGCAGCACAATTGCCGCTAATTCACAAAACGAATCTTAGAACAAAACAAAAGGGCTGTAAAGCCCTTTTTATAAATTATTTTAATTCTTTTTCAAGCTAACGGCCCAGCCTTTATCCGCTTTAGCTGTAGGGGCTTTGTTACCTGTCTTTACAGCATGAACCCGAGCTTGTGTTCTTGTACGGAAGTAAATAACCATTAGATTGCGTCCTTGTGTTGTTGGCTTGCTACATTGCGCCAAAATTGCTTAGTTTGCTTTCCTTGCTCTTTTGCTTTGAGCTTGGCGGATTGTTTAGTTGAACGTGGATCGGTGCGTTCTTCCCATTTGTAAGTTTTACCCATTTGTCAAACCCTTTCAATTGCTTTGATAGAATACTTTGTTAATTTGTAATCTTGTTCAAATAAGCGGCATTCTTTATTTGCATCCGCTTGATTACTTGCGCCGAATTGTTTAACGAAAGTTCCGTTGTAATACAGATTGTACCAAATAACCATAATTTCACCTATTAATTAAAATCTTCAAATAAAAATGTTTCAGTAACAGAATCAAAGTATACATTGATGCCATAATACGTGTCAACATATTTTGCATACTTTGGTAATTCTTGTTCCGTTGTTTCAACTTCTGACCAGACAAAACCACCACAAAAGCTTTGCAGGTATTGCATACAACCGGATAAAGAGTAATCACCAATTTGTGACATTGTAACAGTGTGGTTGTAAATTTCACGTTTAATAGTTACTTTCATTTTATAGCCCTTAATTAGAATTTATACTGAAACCGTTCAACGCGTAAAGAGTAACAGCTTTTTAATTTACCTGTCAACAGCTCAGACAGGATATTTATAAAGCTTTTGCGTGTTGCTTTCACAGCAAATTGGTTTCCTGTCTTATGACAGATAATCAAATGGTCTGTCAATTGTTCAATTTCCTCAAAGCTTAAAGCTTTGATTGCCAGAATAAGATCAAGATCAGATTGCGCTGTTGCTTCGATAGCTTGAATAATTGAGATCATAATTAATAATCCTGTAATAATTCTTGCAATTGTTGGCGTTCTGAGCTTGTGAAAAGTTTTTGCACTTGCTTTGTAATTGCCATACAAGCTTGATAAGTTTTAAAATCAGATATTGAGTCACTATCATAACCAAAGTCAGAACAAAAATCATCAAAAGATAACGATCCGCTTTCAGCATCCAATAGCAGACAATACAAAACGCTGGCTTGTGTTGGCGTCACAGCATAGCTTTGAACAAAAACATTTTTTACCAGCTTTTCCCGTTTACTATCCCTTTCAATACCCAAAAGTAAACCAGTAACAGCTTTTACAGATTCTATATACCGTTTGTTTGCCGGTGATAAAGATAAACCTATATTGTTGATCCGATGTCCTGAGCCAGTGTAAAAATCAAAAGATTCTGAGAATTTACCAGCTTTTTTAAATGTGATCTGCCATTGGTCAGATCCAGAAAAGCTTGTCTTTTCACCAGCAATACCAACCCATTTTACGGAATAGTTGACATTAATTGACTTCAAAAATTCAGCTACTTGTAGATCTTGTTCAGGAATTGTACGCATTTTAATATACCTTAAGTTTTGTTTGAATTGAGCGCTAATTATAAAGCGCTCTTTTGTTGCCTGTCAACAATTAATTTTGCTTTTCGTGAATCGCATTGATCAATGCTAATTCTACTTTGACATTATAAGACTGAAAAACAATTCCACCGCCATATTTTTTATTGTGGAACTTCTTACCACCAAAAAGCTTTTTAGCCCTTGCAATTGCTACACCATAGCGACTGTCTAAACTTAACCCGTTGTAGTCTTTTTCTTCTTCAGTCAATAGCGCAAGGAAGTGAATAACATATCGTGGATTGCCGTTAACATCGTTATTTACTCGGGTAAGGCTATCTTCAGTGTATTTGTTCATAATTACATTCTCTTTTGTTTTGGCATTATTGCCGTTGTTCGCTTATTGCTACTGACTCAAATTATAAGCCAGTAGTATATAAAGAAACAAGATTTTTAATCGTCTAATTGACCATATTCTGGATCAAAGTTAAGCTTTTCCTCTTTTGTCATGTTATCCCAATCTAATAACCATAAGTCCACATCGTGCCATAAAGTGTAAGTTTGACCTGTATTATTGTCAACAACAACGGCACTGATTAAAACATCATTCCAAGTATCCCAGTAAAATTCATTGTCTGGATCTGCTAATTCGTTTAACTGATCTTGTGTGACACCGGTTAAATATTGCGGTACAATTTCAGCGGCAAAACGTTGTGGAATATATTGACCGCTTGAACTATCACAAAAGAGAATTACAGCTTGATTTAACTTTGACATAATTGTATATCCTTTGTTGTTTACTACTCAGTTATTAAAATCTAATTCGTTGATTGTGTCAACATCTTTTTGTTTATTGACGTATTCCCGATCAACGATTGATAGGACTTGTCTTTCTAAACTCAAAGAGTTTGCCCCTTTAAAGCTGTTTTTGTTCTCAGATTGAACTACTTCAGCAGCTTGTGCGATTAATTGCAAACGGTTCATTTTATTTCCCTTTTAGAATCTAGCCAGCATCAGCCAGCCACCAATTAAAGAACACGTAAAGCTTACACCAAGGTAAATCAGGTTGTCAACTGTTTGATTTGATAATTTCATTTTAATATTTCCGTTTTATTCTCGAAGGTATAGCTAGTTAATTGAGAACCGTCTGCAAATTTCCAGATTGTATCATCTTCAATCTTTTTACTACGCACACAAAGCTGGTCAGCTTCACGGCAAGCTTGATAGAATGGTAATTGATTAATTTGTTCTGCAATTGTCATCTTGTTTCTACCTTGTTTTGTGTTGCTTCGATAGGTGTAAATCTACCATACCTAAAAACAGATTGCAAGCGCTAAAAGCAATATTTTTAAATTATTTTCTGTGCTGTCAGGTATGACGGCCTTATATAGCATTACAGCTGATCTATAAGTTTCAAAAGAGCAGGTCTAACCTCCGCACACTCATCTAAACATAAAAGCAAACCGATCTCTGTTTTTCGAGACTTCCAGCGTGATTTTGCGGAGGCTTCACAAGAAAAAGCTCCTAAATGCTCTGTCTTTTTAGTTAAAGGGTTTCTACATCTAGCGTAAAATTTACCGTCTTTAAAATAATAACCTTTCACGTCCTTTGAAATATTAACTATAAAATTGTTTAGAGTGCTTGTTATAAATATACAAGTGTTTTCGCTATAAAATTTGTTACCTTTAACAAGTAAATCTTTATCTAAATCACATTTTTCCCAATTTCTGTTTGGTTGTCGATCTACCCATTTGATGAAGTTACTTAAATATAACCAGTCTGGATCTACAGAACAGCCAATATACGTTGGATTTTTGACTAGAAATTTACTATCATAACAACGCCTTAGCATATTGTACCATTTCTTATAGTATGGGCACGACCAAGTTATGACTTGTTTACCATTTAAAACAGTTGTCTGGTGTACTGAGTAACCTACATCATTTACACCAACATTGAAAACATTTTTGCGCGATCTTTTATTCCTCATACACAAACCCCCTTAAAAAATTAAAGTCCACTTTAACTCAGATATTGCACCTTGTCAAGCAATTATTAGTGCGCGAGTAGCACAAGCTAACAAGCTTTGTCAATAGCTTTTATAAATTTATTTATCGTGTAAATTATTTCGACAGCGTATGTCAGCTTTCTTTACAGCGTGTGTAAAATTTATTGACACATTCCTGGGCTATTGAGAATCATTCTCATTTGCGTTTGCTGGAATTTTATTGCTGTGCATCAATTGTTGCATTGATTGAGTGTGTTAGTGATGGCTTAGGATATTGAATGAGGTTTTGCTCAAGTCCTTGATTTTCCAATGAAAAATTGAATAGTTTCGTTGACGATCCTTGATTACATCTGCGAGAAATGCACTGATTTTATTATCAATTCCTACCCTAACGTCCTGACTTTGAAATGAATCGAGTAATAAGTTCTACTTACACCTAACGACTTTACGCTGAATTCTGTCTCTGGTTCTAAATTTATCAGTGCAGATTGAAATGACGGATTGATCATTTCCTACATAAAACAAAGCCCGCTAACGCGGGCTATTGGAATATTGAATATAAATTTAAACGTTTCCTAAGATGTAATCTCGGATCAGCTCATATTGTGTAGCACTATATGTGTTCTCAAAGAACCGTGTAGCGATTTCTCGATCACCGCCTGCCATAGACAGATACTTATCGTATGCAGAAATCAGTGAGTCTTTCTTATTGACAAATGAACGTGCTTCGTAAATCGTATCGTATAATTCATCAATCAATTTCTGACGGTCATTCATAGCTTGGCTCTGAACTTCAGACGCTTCGTTATATGCTTTCCACTCACGAGTAAGTTTAGCATTTTCAACAGCCTCTTTAGCAACAAGCTGTGGTGACTTAGTACGAATCAGCTTTGGTTTCACCATGTAATAATCTGATGTGCAGATTTCATAGGCATTACTATTGTATTCTTTCTTATACTGATTGGAGTCAGCCAAGATTTGAGCGATTTTCTTACCAGTTTCTTCATCAACAACAAATTCCGAAAAACTCATCAGTGTAATATCAGACTGAGATTTCAACGATTCTGGTTGTTCAATCACTGTAAACACTAACGGAATTCCTTTCTCAGCACAAGCGTAGTCAACATATTCCTGCACTTGCTCATCTGTCAGGGTAGCCAGTTCGATTTGGGTTAATGTATTAAATGGTTTCACAATGTTCTCCTTCGTTTAAATAATAATTCTATCGTTCAACAACAGGAACCAAGTTCCCGTAACATTTCTTGTATTCTATCTGAATCAATTCACTAAGTTTCTCACGTTCTTTGTTGATGTAGAATTCGTGTGCTTTAGTATTCTTATCTATCCAGATTTCTCCCACTACAGAGTCAACGTATTTGAGCGTGTTCTTTCTGTTCATTTAACCTCCATCGTAAGCAAGCAGCAGGCTATTGCGCGTTGTGGGCTATCATCAGAAAAGTAATACGAAGCACATACAATCTCAGAGTAGTTATAAATAAGACTTGAATAAGCTACATATTTTTTGTGGCATTCATTGATTACAGCGCCGTTATCTAAAAATACATCATACTCAACAGCCAGCGGCATGATTACGCCCCAATCCTCATAATTAAATCCAAAGACGATGCAATCTTGTGCTTGGTCTGAATACAGTAACTTTGCCAATTCTAGATTGACTTCGGTGTCACTCATCTTCTCAAGCATTTCGCGTGTGTAGGTCATTTTGATTGCTCCTTGTGATAGTCTCTTGCAGATTGCATATCTTGTAATCTTCGTAATTCAATCCCAACAACACAGACTGTTGGTGTACCAAGAAAACAAGCTTTGTCTCTTACCGCATGATCCAAAATTGAGTATTCTAGAATCAAATAAGTCAACTCATCATCTGTAAGAATACCATAAGAATTATATTTGTCGTAAATTTCTTTAAAGTTCATAATCAATCCCCCATCGGCATAATTTTATAAGTGTCTTTGTACCATTTAGTAAAACGTTTGAATGTTTTAGCAGACACACGATACTTACTGTTTTCAGTATTATAGCAAGCATATGGATAGTTCGCTGTCCACACTTCCTCACCATTTGATAATTTCAAGTAGTATTTGTGGAAGCGTGTCACTGTAATATCACCAGACTCCAATCCGTCCAAATAACTTGAAATTTTAGTATCATGTTCACTACTGAATTTATAGATATTGCCTAAAACGTATCTGACTGTGCTTCCAAAAATACCAGACATTGCTGCCATTTTTACACCTATGTATAATAAAACCACTGATAAAACTACTAGCACGATAATTGCTACGTTCATATCATTTCTCCTCAACATTCTCAATTCGTGTAGACAATACAATAACACACTTCTGATTACGTGGTAAAGCTTTTTCGCATTCAGAGATTAACATATCTTGTGCGTTGTATGAGTATTTCCTAACATTGCTATCGTGTATGGCAGCGGCTAAAATTGCTGCCAAAATTACACCTAAAATAAAACCACATGCTGTTGTTTCCATTTTACCCTCCACAATTTAATAACTCATGTCTCCAATCCTATCGGAATATGTAACACCTTTGGTTTTAGTATTCATCAAATAGACAACTTTCTTTTTATCGTACCACTGTTTGAACTGTTCATCACTTACAAAACGATTAGGTAGATCCCAAGCTTTGTAATGTTTATTATAACTATTCTCCACAATAGCGGATACTTTCACTTCTTGTTGCTCAGTTAATTCAAACGTCCCAACTTGTTGCATATACTGAAACCGAATTAATCCAGCAACGTGAGCCTTACTGTGCTTGACAAATTCTGTTTTAACAAGACTTGGTTCGATGTCCACCCAATCATCCACAAAACCATTCCACAGGTAGATGTCAGGATTACCGTCAATCTGTTGTAAGAGTGCAATCAGTTTATCTTTCTTCAATCTATCCCTCCACAATTTCAAGTTTAACAGCTTTGTTGAATGAAAACATATGGCAGTTTTCACCCTTATCTAATTTACATTCACGATAATACACCATTCTTGCTTTATGATCAACCACTTTCTTATATTTAAAATCTGTTGTTGCTGTGCTTGCCATGAATGTTGTTAATAATGCTATAGACATTACAATGAATTTAATCATTGCTAGTACCATCCTGTGACAAATCAATAAATTCAACTAAAACAAATTCATTTGCACAAAGCATTACTTGCAAAACCATGATTGATTTCTTAGTGTACCCAATAGTTCGATGAGGATTAACTTCGTCGAAATAAGTTTTTGCCATAGGAGAGTTGGTATGAAACCTCACAACCCTGCTCTCGGGGCAAGATTTCATTAATGTTCCCGCTACACTGTTGAAATTAACAGTAGTGTCTCCACCTTTTACATTAGTTACATTAAACATAGTTCCTCCTCTCATTCAAACATCGCGTATAACGCTCTACAATCAATCCTAAGCCACTTTCTCCTTAATCCTATCCGAATGTATCGGGTAATATTATCGTGGCTTAGAATGCTTCCTATTGCGTTTAAATTAATTTGTAATGGCTTAGTAACATCACCATGCAATTTAACCCACATATTAAGTTAACAACTTTTAAGGTCACGGAAGTGTTCTCAGGTATTAAAGATACCCAAAAATTTGCAATCATTAGAATCCATGTAAATGTAATCATGTTTATTCCTCCTACAACAGCCGATAGGCTGGCAGCAAACGTTGCTGCAACACCCTATGAGCGATTATTTATGTTATCCTAAGCCAACGTATAGCTTAGGCTGTAAAACGTCTTAGAATTGATTACAGAGTGTTTAAATGCTATTCTTGTATTCATCGCACAATGAATAACAAATGTCATTAATCTCTTGCCATCTTTCGTTATCCCAGTGAAAGAAGTCATTATCAGATAAGTAGATAGCTTTTGTCACTTCTTCTGGAAGGATGTTGAACAAAGCCTGACCATAACGGTAGTGGTAGTGTTTACCTTCTTCAACTTCTTTCCAAGCTTGTTGCGAGTATTCATAAAATTCTACTAATTTCATTGTTTATTCTCCTTAATCCGCTTCGCTGTACGTTGTAATCCTCTTAATGTTTTAGCTAAATCTAAGTCATTTACAGGATTCTCAATCATGCTCTTTAAACTATTGAACGTTGTATGACAAGCTGCAACATTCCCTGCTTCGTAAGGCCTGTTGCTATCAATACGGTCGATTGTAAACGTATCTGCTGTCAATGTCAACCCTGTGAAATAACATTTCTTTGCCTTACACATATTCTTAAAGCTAACAAAAGAGATATTGAAATCAATACCACGATCTTTACTGGAACGTGCTTTATTTAAGTAAGCCGTAGCAATCTTAACATCGTCACCAGAATGCCGGTTAGTGGTTTTCTTTGCAGGCGTCTTTGTAGTCATCGGTAAATCCTCATTCGCTTCGATGTGTTACATCCTACCCTCATCCGTTTCCTGTGTCAACAAGAATTTTAGATAAATTGATAAACGATTCTGCTTGACATGAGAAGTGTATGTGTGTAAAGTAGCTGCATGTTCAAACGTATGGAGAAATTACATGACACAACATAGTGAAATTTTACAAAAGGCTTTGACTAAATTAGATGCTATGTCAGAACAAGACATGAAAGATTGGGTAAAGAAATGGGAAGAACAGAATCCCGATGATGGTGTATTCACGCAAATGGCAGAAGATATGGAAGGTTTCTTTCTTTACTTAAATGCAAAAGAGGATTCAAATGAATAACAAAATCGAGAAAGGTTGTTTGGCTATTGTTGTGAATAGCTCTCGCTCAGAGAACTTAGGTAAGGTTGTCACTGTTGGTAACTTCATCGGTAAGATTGAAGGTATACTTGGTGAGGATGCTTGGGAAGTGGATACACCTATGGTGACTAAGTTTGGTAAGATTATTCACCATCAACGAGAAAGTTATTTGATGAGAGTTGACAACTACGACCAAGATATGTATACTCTTGAACAGATTGAGCAATTAGAGAATACATTTAATGAATAACAAAGCTCCTGCTGAAGCATTGGAAGAACTAATTATCCTGTCTGGGATGTACAGAGTACAGCTTGGATTGGTGGCTAAGCTTTCAGGGGCTATTTTAGCTAATGATAAACATAAAGCTAAGAAGTTGTGGAGTGAGATGACAGAGATTAAGAGTTATCTTTGTGATTTGTTCACTTGTAACATTGAGGAATATTTGTTTAAATAGGAGGGAGTTATGCAAGAATTGTTACAGCTTATCTTTATGGTGATAGGTGTGATTGTGGTAGTGATTTGTGTTGTTGGTGTCATTGTCACCTGTTGTTGGGATTACGAAGCAGAAACAGTCACATTAACGATGGTTAAGATGCACTACTATGATGCTCTGGGGTGTAAGATTGATGCGGGTAGTGTATTGTTGCGTAAAGATGATTTAGAACAAAGAGTGCAGTATTACATTGATGAACGATTCAAGGATAACACAGAAATTTATTGGGAAATTTTGAGTGTAGAAGGTGAATAGCCGTCCATATGGCTTCCATTTAACAATAACCATGATAGAATTATGGGGTAGGAGGAAATTATGAAATTACAAGTAGAATGGCCTTATCAAAGTCACTGGATTCGTCGAAGCTTTGATACAAACAGTGTTATAGATTCAGCACAAATGAAGTCGGTGATGGAAGAAGTGATTTCCTTATCCCACATTTACGATGTGATTATTGACAATGGTGTAATTACTTTTGTTGAGAAGGCTTGACAACTAGAAGAAGTGTGGTAGATTAGTGTTATTCGCACTGAGAGAGATATGGCTGAATACTCACCGGCTCAGTGTTTAAGGTAAGAAGATGTCTATGACCAAACAGGCGGTAGTGGGGATTAAAGATCCTCTGAGGGAGCCTGAGACTGTGGCTACAGCACGTAGTTAATGTCCCTCGTGTCCGAAACGAATAGTGCATACTCCTTCATCGGAGAATCGTTAGGATTGCATGAATATGAGAAATCGTATTTCCGTATGCATACGGCAGGGTCAGTGGCTCCAAAGAAAGAGTCTTCCTGAAGGCAACTAAACCAACCTATCGAGTTAATGTTTAACTACATTCTTGATGGGTATGGGGTAGTTTTGCCTTCAGGATAGTTCACCAAAGAAAGAGTATATATCCATATATTACTGTATTAGATTAGTGATCAGAATGAATTGAGGAGAGTGAAATGAAAGAATTAATGTTTAAACCTAACCCAGATAACTTATCTGAAGTATTTGTACCTAGTGGTTATGCTAAACGTCAAGTGGTATGTGCTGCTAACCGTTATGTAGTGAATGGTGAGAAAGTAATTATTCTTGGAGTAAGACACCATTGCCCTCTGATGAATAAGATGTTAGACTTAGCTGGTATTGATGGATACACCAGAGAACAAGGGTTCGTAGACCAATGGGGTAATTACATGAATCGTGAAGAAGCTTTGTTTGTTTTGAAAACAAACGGTAGATGGATTCGTGATGAAGATTATTCAGATGAACTTTACTCTGAGAATTTGTATTAAATAACCCTTGACAACAGAATTCATTCCGTGTAATCTATACACAACTTGAACACAGAGGAGAGAAATGATGGAATTAGCTTTATTGGTGTACGTTGTAAACTTGTTGGTAAACATTGATGACTTCTTCAACGGAGTTGTTGTTATTATGTTTTTCTTAGCCACTGCCGGTGGATTTTTCACTGCCATATACTACAGTGACCATGAGGGTACGTGGTCAGACTGGCGCAGTGTGATGTACAAATACTGCTTATGGCCCAAGCTTCTGATTATGTCACTAATTATTAGTTGGGTGATCCCAGATGAAAAGACAATTCAGTATATGGCAGGCGCTTACATTATCCAAGAGACATATCAATCTGAATTTGTACAGCAAGCTGGAACTCTTGCAGGGAAAGCCGTATTGAATCAGTTAGCTGTATGGGCTGAAGATAACGGTGAAGTGGAGAAGTTATTAAAACAATTAGAACAACAAGGTGTTAAGGTTCCTGTTGTTACAGTAGAGGAGAAGAAGTGATGTATAAGATCCACGTAGACAGATTCTTTACACGCAATCCAGATTTGAAATTAGAACATATCTTTGACCACAGTGAAATTCGTGTAGGTTATGATTCAGGAGTGTATTGCATTCACTTCAAGACGCTTAAGAAATATGTTCGTGTTGAAGCCGGTAGTAGCTTAATGACGCCAGATTACTCAGGTGTGATGATTGAGATTAGTCCTTACATTTACGACAAAGATGGTAATGATTTGTATGATACAGATTTCACTGCTTACTTTGAACACAAAGATTACTATAGAGTTGCTTTGGTGTTGGAAACAAACGAATATCTACAAGCGACTGTAATCCCGTTGAAGTATGAATATTTTGTATCTTTCATCAGAAATGATTTGGTGATGAATTACGACTCATTACAATCAGCAGATGTTACAGTCTGGACAGATTGATACACTAAGCCCAGCATTCGCTGGGCTTTTTCATTTCTAACACAAATAAATTAAAATAATCATTGACATAAGCACTCGAACAGTGTAAGATGTATTCATTGAAACAAATGAGGAGATTGAGATGAACGAACCTAAATATGTTGTAATTGTGGTTGAAGATTCTACTGGTAAAGTTATTCACACCATTTGTGGTGGTAAAGGTGTAACTAAAAATAAAGCGGAACGTATTATGAACGGCGCATCTATTAATTTAGACCATTACAAATATAGCTTACGTATGATACCTTGTGTTTAAACGCTCTAGAATGAGGATAGAAAATAATGAACAAAATTGAACAACGTGTGCAACGGTATAAAGAAGACAGTAAGTTGTTATCAGATACATTACCTGTCACTGACAATATCTTAACTAACTTAGCCAACATCCTGAATCACGTTAATATGAAAAAGAGGTTAGAAGAAAAGTTCTTGGCAGACATTGTAGCTATCTCACAAGAGAAGATGTAACCATCTCTAAAACGCTCTAGGAGACATTCTAAGCGATTATTTAGATGAAGTGGTGTGTTGGTATCAACTTGCGTTGATAATTGATTGTAGGAGGTTTTAAATGAGTATTAAATTTAAGAAAGGAAATGCTGTATCAGCGTTAATTGATGGGGAAGTGGATGTCCTTATTCATGTGTGTAACAACAAAGGTGTTATGGGTAGTGGGATTGCTTTAGAGATTAAGAATCGTATTCCTGATGCTTTTGTTGCGTATAAAGAAATTCCTGCGGAACTTAGTCAGATCACTTTCGGTTGGACGAGCGAGACAAATAGACGCTCTGGGATGGTTGTTAACATGGTAGCTCAAAATGGTTATGGTCAAGGTGTTCGTCATTTAAATTATGGTGCGTTGGCTTCTTGTTTACAAAAAGTATCTCACTTAAATAAAACATTAAAGATTGGATTACCATACAAAATGGGCGCTGATCGTGCTGGTGGGGATTGGAATATTGTTTTAGAAATGGTAGCATTCGTCCTGAAAGATTTTGATATTACTGTGTATTCGTTGGAGGGTGTATGATTGATTTATTTATTGACAACAAGAAGATTGACACTGGACGTATTACCTTCAGTGACGGGGCTTTTGGGTTTGATTTAAAAGATTTACCTGAGACAGCAAACCGTATTGTGTTTAGTGTTGATCCTTCTACGAAGGTGAATACTATTTTGGATGAGCTTTATCAGTTGAATGACGCCATTGCTGAGGAACTGTATCCATTTGCAGAACGAACTCTGTTCATTCCGTATTTACCTTACGGTAGAGCAGATAGACAGTTCTCTAACACAGGTAATTCTGGATTACATACATTTCTACTCAATATTAATGGTTTTCTTTTTGACAAAATCGTTGTTGTAGATCCACATAATCCTAATGCACTGCTCAAGAAAATTTCATTTTGCGATGCTGAAATTGAAATTGTTACACAGCGCCAAGCGTTAGCTGTAGCTATACAACAATTACATATTGACATTGACCAATATGATGCTATAGTTGCGCCCGATAAAGGAGCTGTATCTAAAGCACAAGAGATTGCTGATTACTACGGGCTTCCATTGATTGTCTGTACAAAACAACGTGACCCAGCAACAGGAAAGCTTAGTAATCCTGTAGTGAATGGTGATGTAGCCGGACTTAAGTTGTTGATTGTAGATGATATTGGGGACTACAATAATACTTTTGCACAGTTAACTAAGGAGTTATTACGAAAAGAAGCTAAAGAGGTTGACCTATATGTTACACATCTTATTGCGCCAAACAAGTTAAGTAATTTAGAACACTTGGTATCTAAAGTGTATTGTTACCATTGTGTTTGCGGTTACATGACAACAGAAGAAGTAAGGAAATTCAATGACAGAAATTTTAATCGAAGAAGTTTGGAAGGATAACCTCACTAAATCTGGAGGTAAGGTTATTGAAATGCTTTCCAAAAATAGAGTTCTGGTTGAGTTCGATACAGGTAATAAAGAGGTACTTTACATCGTTAATTTAGCAAGAGGTGAATTCAAGAATCCGATGACCCCTTCCGTGTTAGGCAGGGGTTTTATGGGGAAAAAGTATCATAAGCGCTCTCCGTTCCAATCAGTATGGGGAAACATGATGCACAGGTGTTACGCCTCACAATTAACAGAAAAGTATCGGACATACATCGATGTCGAAGTAGACCCTAGCTGGTATAATTTCTCTGTCTTTGAGGATTGGTGTTTAAAGACCCACCCAGACCTTGACAATTTAAAAGGTTATCAGCTAGATAAAGACCTAAAATCAGGAATTCTATACTCGGAAAATACTTGCGTATGGTTGCCAAGAAAATTAAACCAATTCATAAACTGCGAGAAAGCCAGACCTAACTCCGAAACAGGTGTGATTGGTGTTAGTCCTGTTTATGTAAAAGGGGTATTTAAGCGTTATGAAGTTCGTGGAGCAGACCGTTTCGGAAAAAGAGCCGTGATAGGTTATACATCTAACTTAGAGAAAGGTGCAGACATGTTCTTTAGTTTTAAAAAGAACGAGCTTGACTTTTTAGCTAAATACTTTTATGATAGAAATGAAATAAACGAAGAAACTCTTAACTTACTTTTAGATTTTAATTTTAATAGAAAACAGGAGAAATAAATTATGACAGTGTTTAATGCAACAGTTCACACAGACTACTACAAGACTTTTCACAAGATGGCTTACCATCCTGCTATTACTAAAGTGTATAGCAATTTTACATCACGTAATGGTAAACTGAGTAATGTACCATCAGGGGCTGAAGTGGTGTTTGTCGGTTTACAATATTTTATCAAGGACTTTTTAATTAATGAGTGGAATGAAACATTCTTCAATTTACCTAAAGAGAAAGCTATTTCTAACATAAAAAGATATGTTGATAGCGCCATCGGGGTCAGCTACGATGCTTCACATTTTGAAGCACTGCATGATTTAGGTTATTTACCCTTACAAGTAAAAGCATTACCTGAAGGTAGTTTAGTCCCTTACGGTGTTTCTCCGGTAACTTTTACAAATACTGTGGAGGGTTTCCAGTGGCTACCAAACTATTTAGAGACTGTGTTTTCTAATGAAAATTGGCCTATTCAAACAAGTGCTACCACAAGCTTTGCATATTTAAAGAATACTGTAGGTGCTTTTAAACGGGCTGGATTGGCTTTAGATTTAGTGCCATTCATGTGCCATGACTTTTCAGCGCGAGGTATGTTTGGTCGTCAAGCAGCAGCAATGAGTGGGTTTGGTCATTTGTGTAGTTTCGCCGGAACAGATACCATATCAGCTCTAGCTTTTGCTGAAAAATACTACAATGCAAATGTTGATACAGAACTTGTTGGTGCCTCTTGTGCCGCAACAGAACACTCCACTACAACAAGCTTTATTCTGAGCTTAGTAGAGGAAAAAGGTATTAGTAAATTAGGAGCGGAGATTGATTATGTTCGTTACCTGATGTCGGTGGTTCCGACAGGTATTCTCAGTCACGTATCGGATAGCTTTGATTTCTGGAAATTCGTAACAGAAGGATTACCTGCGCTGAAAGATGAAATCCTAGCACGAAACGGTAAGTTGGTAATTCGTCCAGATTCAGGTGATCCGGTTAAAGTGTTGACAGGGGATGAAAATTCAACTAACGAAGCTGAACGTAAAGGCTTGATTGAATGTTTATGGGACATCTTTGGTGGCTCATTGTCTCCTACAGGATTGAAGTTATTGCACGACAACATTGGTGCAATCTTTGGTGACAGTATTACATTGGAGCGTCAGCAACAAATTATCGAACGGTTAGAAGCTAAAGGTTTCGCTGGGGTTGTGGTTCTTGGTGTAGGGAGCTATTCTTATCAGTATGTTACTCGTGATACGCACTCAAGCGCTGTCAAGACCACTTACGTAGAAAAAGACGGCAAAGGTGTAAACGTATTTAAAGACCCAGCAACAGATAGTAAGAAGAAATCTGCTTGTGGCCTATTGCGTATCGAACGTGTTGATGGTAAACTTGTTCAATACGATCAACAAACTCGTGAACAAGAACAACAAGGTTTACTGGAAGTTGTATTTGAAGACGGTAAACTTGTTAAAGAAACAAGTCTTGCTGAAATTCGTAAACTTGTACGTGAACAGTTAGACCAGATGTAACACACACACAAGCCCAGCATTCGCTGGGCTTTCTTTTATCTGCAATTAAATATTGACATCCTCACTCATTCGTGTAGAATAGACATTATTGAATCACATGGGAGATAAACAATGAAGTTTAAATGTATTAAGGATGTCTGGATACTTAATGAGTCTGGAGAACGTGGGAATATTCCAGCGTTTAATGCTGGAGATGTGTATGATTTCTACGTAGGAAAAGAATCTGCCTACGTCCCTGAGATGTATACACCTAAAAACAATCAACAATCTTGTCATTACATGTATAAGAGTGTTGTTGATGAACATTTCATTCAAGTGGAGGAATAACACATGCCAGCAACAATTATCGCAGTAGACTTCCGTGGTACACGTAAAGTGATTGGACATGAATGTATCCCTAAACGCACAGCTTGGAACTGTGACGTATGTGGAAAAGAATACATCAACGTAGAAGGTGCTGAAGATAACATTCGTCGTATTGACATTGATAAAGATGTTATGTCTGCTACAGGTAAAAAGCAGTTGACAACTACAGTTAAAGTGTGCGAACATTGCTGTCAACAGATTGGTAACGTATTTAAGAAAGGGGAATAATGATGTGTTTTAAAAGTTTGAGTATTGAATTTAGTAATGGTGACACGGTTTATACTTTCGCTGAATGGACCGAAATCTCAGGTCTTCTAGAAATCAGTTGCAACGATAGTCACACTGTAGTCACTCTACCTGTAATGGATAAAGATGAGTGGCAGAAGTTTAAACGTGCTGGTGATATGGCTTTTGAATTAATGGAGAACAATGATGAATAAATTTGAAGCTGGTGATAAGGTAAAGCGGATCAATGGTTCTTGGGCGAACTGCTTTGTAGGTGAAACTTATTCAGTATCAGAATGCGAAGGTAATAACATCTTTTTAGTTGGAGATAACTATGACTACCACACGGAGAACTTTGAACTTGTCGAGGATGTGGCACTTGTGCCATCAGAACAACAAATCATCATAGCTTGGTTGGATAAGTTGGCTCATGTGTTAGCGAAAGATTATACTATCAGCTCTAGTATAGATTTAAACGACTCAGGCGATATTTGTATCTTCGGAGATATATGTGCGCTTGTAGGATCAGCAGACATCTACCAATACGTAGAAAATACATACGACCAACTGAAGTCACAAGAGATTCAGAAGAAATCACAAAAGCTTCTGGAACAGAAAGAACAGTTGGCTAAGCAATTAGTTGATATTGAGAAAGAATTGGAGAGCTTGAAATGAAGAATTTAGCTTATAGTGCAGTGTTCTTCTTAATTATGAATGTGATGGTTGCTGTCATCATGGCTGTATCAGGGTTTAACTTTACGTTCCCTAATCCAGATATGCCTGAAGTGCATGGCTATTACATTTGGTACGGTGTTTTTGAGTTTATTACAGTAGGTGCCACGCTGATTTTTTACGCAGACTCGTCCGGTAGGAAACAATGATGATTGACTTCAACAGCTTACCAGAAATATTACAGAAGTTCTTGACAGAACTGAATAAGCAGTATAAGATTGCTGCCATATCTGCTGTAGATGGTGATGGTGCTTACAAAGAGTATCAGATCAGTTGTAAGGGTAAAGTGTTTTACGTTTATCATCAATTGTCTACAGATGAATGGTCATGGAAAGAACGTGGTAGTGTGGGCTTTCCTAAACAATTAATGATTGAGGAGAAATGATTATGAACAAAGAATTAGAGCAAGTTGTAATTGAAGATATGAAACGCTTGATGGAAGTTATTGTTACTGAAGTGAATAAAGATGGACACAACATCACTGTTTCAGATTTATTTGAAAACAAATTCATTACAGCACAAGAATTACGATCTACGATTGCAGGATATTTATTTGCCAAAGGTTTACCTATTACTGACGACCATAGCGGTATTGTAGCAGCTTTCATTTCTTAGGAGAACAACTATGTGGGAAGTGAATAGTATTAAAGAACTATCTGTACAAACCCTGTTGAGTCTTCGAGCATTACGTTGCGATACAGCTCGTGATTTGTCTAAAGAGTTGAATGATGTGTTGACAGAGATTGATCTGATTGACCATGAGTTGAAGCTGAGAAAAGAATTGGAGGATAAGTGATGAACATCAACGGAATTACTACTTGCGGTAAACACTGGAGATGTATATGTACAGACAGAAAGCATCCAGACGGAAAACGTTATCTAGTCTTAGTGGATAAAGGTGCAGAGGAAATCTGTGTAGCTGTTGATAATTTTGTTGATCCAGTTAAAAGTCAGTGGTTTAATGAACCTATTATTTTGATTGATGGAGGTCTGTGAATGGTGCAGCGTTATGATTATGGCATGAAGTGTACAATGCTTGGGTTTGGTGATGGTATTGTGGAGTACGGTATCATTGAGAATTCTAAAGGTGTTTATGTCAAGTATGAAGATTATCTTGCACTGGCCGCACAGGTTGGGATGTTGAAAGCCTCCGCGCAACAGCTTAGTTTTGAAATAGCTCATGGTCCATCAGAGCCGGAATTCAAAAGCTTTGGTCGGCTCCAAGATGTAATGGCAGCAACACCGGTCGCCTGCTTGGCGCAGGTGCGGGCTGATGCCGTTGAGAAGTTCGCCGCGCGCCCATTCACTGGCAATGACTATTTGCATTTCAATTTGAGCGAGTACGCAAAGCAGTATGTAGAGCGCATCCGGCAGGAGGTGGAATAATGAGGCATACGACAGATCATTTAGACGCAGGGCGAGCGGAAGCAGCATATCGGTCAGCAAAACAAAGGCGCGAAGACGAGGAAAAGTCCGCGTGGGATTTATATCTAATTGCAGCTTTTTCTGTAGCAGCAAAGTGCAGTGATAATTCTGATGAAATTGCAGAGAAGGCCGCAGAAATTGCAAATTCTCTACTTAGACAGCGCCGACTTGAGTGGGATTGATAACATGGCCTTGAATGATGACTATTTTGACGTGCTAGAGGCACTAAACCGATTGCGAAAAAATAAAGCTGGTTTACTTGCCGCATTCAGAAGGCTAATGCAGCGCACGGATGAACTAGAGGAAGAAAACGAACAGCTTAGAGCTGCCAAGCGACAATGCGGTGCAGAATGAAATATTCAGACGAACTTCGCATTCGCTTACGTGATGTAATCACTAACACATGCAACACTGTTGGTTGTCGTGATTGTGATTTAAAATGGGATGATGGCTGTTCCGCTACAGACTTAGAGGACAGGATCTACGAAGCAGAACTTGAGGAGTATGAAAATGACAAATCGTGATTTATTAGAATTAGCGGCTTTAGCTGCTGGGTACAACACCAAACATCAATGGAACAAAGACCGGTTATTGTTAGAACCTGTCGTTGACGCACTGGTTGTTTATGACAAAGGAGAGCTTTTAGCTACTGGATGGGACCCTCTAGAAGATGATGGTAATGCACTGCGTTTGGCTATTAAATTAGATATTAGTGTAGATGTTGACCTTATGGGCAAACGCACTTATGTTACTTTCGGTTTCTTTAAAGAACGTCAATTGATTGAAGATCACGGAGATGACCCATATGCGGCTACACGCAGAGCAATAGTTCATGCAGCAGCAAGACTTGGTACGGTAAAATCACAGGGTGTGTCAAATGACAATTGAAGAAAAACGTCAAGAGATTCTTGACATCTTAGAATATTTCGGATTTAATTTGGTGTTCAGTAATGACGTTGCTGCTGTAATGGTTGCAGATAAAACATATGCCACATGCCACATCAATTACGGTTATGGTAATAATCATGGTGGTTATTTTTCTATACTGGAATCAGAGAATGGTAATGCTTACGATTTCAACCTATCGGGTATTCGTAGTGATGACTTTGAGAAAGTGAAGGGTGCATTCTGGTTATATTGTAAATTGGTTAAGGAGTATTGCAGTTGAGTGGTAATCGAATTAATAGAACGTTTCACTGTATTGCCAGTGAATTTGATGATAAGAAACCTTGTAATAGTTCTGATGCTCTGAGTATTTATCAGGAAGAAGATGAACAAGGAAACGTAACATACAACGGTTACTGCTTTAGCTGTGGTCAAGGATTTAGTGCTAATCATGTTCATAATAGTAGTCACGCTAAAGAGCTTGGTGTGGAAGAAGGTGTTGTAGTACACAAACATTCTTTTGCGTTAGTGGCTAAGGCTGAACCACTGACAGGCGAACAGATTGGTCAATTAAAGAAGTCTATTGGATTTACAGATCGCCCATATCGTAGCTTACAGCCTGAATGGTTGCGTTTCTTTGGTCACATGGTAGAGCGTAACAAATACGGTGAACCCGTTTCTATTTACTATCCAGAAACGGAAGAAGGCAAAGTAACGGGGTTTAAGATTCGTTATCTTCCTAAGTCATTCGGTAAGGTTGGGCGCACAGGTAAACATTCACAGTTAGCTGGTCAGTTCATCTATAAGTCAGCAGGTAAGCGAGTTTTGATTGTTGGTGGCGAAGGTGATATGGTTGCCGCATACGGATTACTGAAGAAGTACGGTGTTCATGTAGTTAGTCCTACTTGCGGCGAAGGTAGTGCAGCAAGTCAGTGCCAGAACAACTACGATTTCTTAGATCGTTATGAGGAAATCTATGTCGGTTTAGACAACGATGTTGCAGGTAAAGAAGCTACAGAGAATATGCTGAAGATTCTACCGTCAGAGAAGGTGAAGATTGTATACTGGTCAGCTAAAGACCCGCACAAGTTGTTAGAGGATGGTAGTGGTGATCAAATCATCAAAGACTTCTTTAATGCTAAATCATATGTGGAAGCGGGTTTGAAGTCATCCAATGAAATCATGGCTGATGTGGAAGAAGTGTTGACTGCACAGAAAATCACATTACCTTCGTATATGTGGCGAATGGAAAAGATGATGAAACGGGCATTCTCTACAAACGGTAGGATTGTCAACATCATAGGTTCTACGAGTTGCGGCAAGTCTACACACGTAAACAACATGATCTACCACTGGATTTTTGCAGAAGGAATGAAACCGCTAATCATCTCTCTCGAAGCAACTGCTGGTGAGTATGCTGTAGATCTATTATCATTACACATGCAGAAGAACCTTGATTGGTTTGATGACGGTATGGATGCTTGGAACTACTTACAACGCGATGATGTTAAAGCGTTGAACGAGAATCTATTCCATGACGATGAATATAACGAGCGCTTTCGTATTCTTGATGACCGTGAAGGTAATATTGAATCACTGAAGAAGTTGATTGAGCGTGGTGTGAAGCAATACGATTGTAATATTGTAATTATTGACGTATTGACAGACTTGGTTCGTTTCTTACCAATGGACGAGCAGGAGAAGTTCTTAGCGTGGGAAAAGAACTTCGTTAAGTCTGGTGTGAGTATTGTTAACGTATTACACACGAAGAAACCTGAACGGGATAAGGATGGTAAGCTTCGCAAGACAACAGAATATTGTGCTTTAGGAAGTGGAACATTTGTACAGTCAGCTCACATTAACATTGTGATTAATCGTGATAAGACTAACCCTGATGACATAGAGAAGAATTCTACATACGTAGAGATGCCAAAGTGTCGTAGAGGAACAACAGGCGATGCCGGTGTATGGTATTATGATGGTGCCACACGACAAGTGTATGACAGAGATGACTTCTTTAGTCAGAGTAGACAAGTAAATCCTGAATACGTGCAACAACCAGTTGTTTTGGATGAAATACCTATCCCACCATTCGACCCAGACACGGCAGAACCAGAACCTCCTTATGATGAGAGTGAGGTGTTTGAATCAGATTTTTAAGGAGATATAATGAATTGGTTTGTTTATGACCTCGAGACCTACCCGAACTGTTACCTGTGCTGTATCGCAGACATGCAGACACGTAAGATGAAACTGTTTGAGATTTCTTCACGTAAAGATCAACGTAATGAAATGTTTGAATATTTGCGTGGTATTCGTAGACAGAACGGTATTCTCACTGGATTCAATAACTTAGGCTTTGACGAGCCAGTGTTGCAGCAGTTGTTGAAGAATAAAACCATGACAGTTGGTGAGATTTACAACTACGCTATGAAAGTTATTCAGTCAGGTTATGGTGATAATAAATGGCAGTATCAAATCAGAGAGAAAGATCGATTATTACAACAGCTCGATTTGTTTAAAATGAACCATTTCGACAACAAGGCAAAGGCTACATCTTTGAAGATGATTGAGTTTAATTCACGCGCAAACAACATCGAAGATCTACCTTTCCCTGTTGGGAAGTATTTGACATCTGCTGAAATGGATGTGCTGTGTAAGTATAACTGCCATGACGTAAAGGAAACAGTGAAGTTCTTTGAGAATTGTAAAGCTCAGATTGACTTCCGTTTAGACTTACAGAAGAAGTATGGGTTCAATGCTCTGAACTGGAACGACACCAAGATTGGTAGTGAGTTCTTCATTATGGAGCTGGAGAAAGCTGGTATCAACTGCTATGATGGTCAAGGAAAAGCTCGTAAGACAAAGCGTACATACATTGATTTAGTGGATTGTATTTTTCCATACATTAAGTTTGCGCGCCCAGAATTCAACGCTATTCTTGAATGGTTGAAGCGGCAGCGTATTACAGAAACCAAAGGTGTGTTCTCAGATATTCCTGAACATGAGCTTGGTGATGTTGCCAAGTATGCTCTAATGACAACCAAGCGTATTAAGTTCAAGAACAAACCAATTCAGAAAGAAATTGATGAGATGTTAAAGCAGTATCCTTTGGGTTGGGTAGAAGAAATTGAACTGAAAGCTAAGCTACCTAAGAAAGATGGTGGTGGGTTCAAGAAAGCTTATTGGTTTAATTATCGCATTGCTGAAGCACTGAACGTAGTGATTGATGGGTTATGTTATGTATCAGGAACTGGTGGTGCTCACGCTTCATTAGAGAAGCAAGTTGTTGTAGCTGATGACGAATATATGATTGTGGACATTGATATCCAGAGCATGTACCCGTCGATCTCAATCCAGAACAAAGTTTATCCAGAACATTTAGGTGTTGAGTTTTGTGACATATACCAGCAATTGTTCGAGCTACGTAAGACATTTGACAAGAAATCTGCTGAGAACGCGATGATTAAGCTCGCTTTGAATGGATCGTACGGAAATTCTAACAGTGAGTATCATCCGTTTTACGACCCGAAGTTTACGATGACTATCACAGTCAATGGTCAACTGTGTATCTATATGATGGTGGAGCGATTGCTGAGTATTCCTAATATGCAGATTATCGCTGTGAATACTGATGGTATCACATTCCGTTGTAAGCGGAAAGATGAGGAACTTTTCACTCAAAAGATTAAAGAGTTTGAAGCTATCACCAAGTTACTGTTCGAGCGCTGTGATTACAGTAAGGTTGTTGTAGCTGATGTAAACAGCTATACCGCTGTTAAATTGGACGGTAGTTTGAAACAGAAAGGTCGTTACGAATGGAAGGATTTACCTAATCATAAAAATCACTCAGCGCTGATTGTTAAGATCATGGCAGAGAAGTATTTGGTTGATGGTATTTTACCGGAAGACTACATCCGAACACACGATAATAAGTTTGACTTTTGTAGTCGTACGAAGGTACCACGTAGTAGTAAACTCGTAATCGTAGATGAAGAAGGTGTTGACCATCAGACACAAAACATTTGTCGTTACTACGTGTCTAAGTCAGGTGGTGATTTGGTTAAGGTGATGCCACCATTAGCTGAGTTCAAGGAAGAACAAGTGTGGGTGAATCATCTGACAATGGAAGAAGTTACAATTTCTTCTGCTGTAGATATTGCAAAGTATGAAAAGAAAGGATATACTTTCAGTCATACAGT